ATTTATCTGGCTAAACTTATTATGCCAGTAGTGGAAACAAACTTTAGAAAACCACACGCCTTATTAAGTTTGGCGTTATTCAGTAGGGGGTGCAGGCAGAGCATAGAGGGTGTTGGTGGAGCCAAGATGGCCCTTGGTGACCTCTGCAATGTTGGTGATGAGGTTGCCGTTTTGGATGCGCTGACGGGCAAGGGCGCCGTACTTCCCGATCGAGTGCGCAGCACGTTCACGGTCAGTAGGGCGGCGCTGCCATTCAGCAGGCTCCAGCGCGGCAGTGGAATCGACGGCATCGAAGAAGTCAAAGGCGGCAAACCGGGTATCCTCCTGGAAACCAGCCTTAGCCCAGTTGGCGGGCGGATCGTTAGTGGCCAGCATCAGATTCCACACCACTTTTGCGTAGTAAGCGCAAAACTGGCGGGGGGTGACGTTGGCTACGAAGATCTGCGCGGCAAGAGCGGCGCGACGGACATCAGGTTTCGTAGGGCAGAAACCGAGCAGGGTAGCATTCTTGGACGCCCCGACGTCAGCGTAGGCACGGGCCAGGTCAATGGCCGCGGTACCTACGGTGTCAGCGGGGAGGCCAAGGTTGTTAACCCACAATTGGGTTATGGCCTTGATTTCTTCGGGGGTGGCGATGGAGGAGGTGACAGGTGAGTACTTAATGGCAGCCAGGTCGGCCAATTTTGGTGCAGAAGTGGGGTCGGCAGCGGAGTAAGTGGCAGCTGGGGCTGGAGTGGGCTCTCCCATGATTATTTCAAATTATTGTGGTAACTTAACCCTCGCCAGGGGCCTATAGCTACTTTATTTAATATAGCTGCAGGATCGGGGCAGTTAGTGATAGTAATAGACGCCCCGTCTATGTGTATGGTACAGAAGGGCTCAGGGGTGGTGATATGTATTGCAACAAGGGCAAATACGGCGAATATTATTGCCAGGATGGTAGGAAATATATAGGCAGAGAGGGATGACGATGGCGGCGGTAGCGGCAAGCCACTTGTAGTCAGGATATTTCGGGTACCTAGCATGAGTAGGTGGACAGTAGTTTATCTGCTTAGTACCGTCTTTATATTGGCCGCCGGATGGGAAGCGGTGAATGTTGTCGCCTGCAATTGGAAAAGTGTGGGACTTCAGCACAAATAATGCTGAGACCACAGTTATACCTATAGCTAGGACGAAGAGTGACTTGGAATGGTCAGGTGGTGGAACTAAACCTGGCATTGAAATCGAAGATGGTGAGGTTGCCCTTGGCGCGGGTGAGAGCGATGAAGGCTGCTGAGTGGCCTTAGTACGACACAGCTTCGGAGATCACTGCAGTAAAAGCTAACACTAGAATATTCTAAACCTACGGTGTCGAGCGGCAACAAAGTGCCTGGAACCTGTTGAGAGACAAAGTTGTACACTTCCTCGTCAGCAATGGTAAATCCAGAGGGGTCGACAGCAAAAGGATCAGCGTAATCAAGGCTGTCGACGGGGGCAAGAGAGGTGATAGAAAGGTGGAAGAGGTCGTTGAGTAGGCTAGTGAGCTTGGGCCCGTAGCGGTGGGTGCGACTAGAGTAGTAGTGGGGTTGAAGTGAATGTGGAAGCTGGAGTGGATCACCGAAGACGGCTAGACAGCGAGAGTAGTCGAGCGCTTTGTAATTGTACTCGTCTACAATAGCACCGCCTGGCACCCAGTCAGTAGTGATGCACTGTTGGTAGATGCGGTTGCTAGGGTCAAGCAACGTGGGACTGTGTGAGAAGATAGGGTAAGCCGGGTAATGGTGATGGAAAGTTGTGAGGATGGTAGATTTTCCACTGCCAGCGATTCCGTGTACAACTAAAGGTGAGGAAAGGGGCAGATTGGTGCGCTCGAATTTATTGTGCTCTAGTAATCTAACTAAGTACGCTAGCTCCATCAAAAATTAACCCCGTTTTAAAAGTTGGGCGCGGTCCGTCCAGTCAGGGAAGCTAAGCGCACGGAGCCACAGATCCTCCATGTCAGGTTGAGACTTTACCGCTGTGGCTACGGTGGTCTCGGGTGGGACCAGCACATCTTGTTGATGCAGTTTGTGCAACTGTCTTATGACATTAAAGTGGCTGGTCATTTCATCAGCATTCAGAATCTCATGAATGCGATCGCCCAGATCATAAGCATATTTGGCATCGAGTGCGTATGACCTAGCGACTTTATCGGCATCGCCCAATTGGGTGTGCAATTGTAGGCATGCATCAAGTTTCTTAGGATTCTCAATGATGCCATAAGGCGTTATAGTCCAGCCGCAGAAATCGGCCCAGTCTCCAGGTTTTTGCTTTGGATAAAGAGGTTTTGAGGTCAATTTCAGTTTCTTTTCCAAAGCTTTGAAGCTCTTCTTCTCAGGGCACACATGGTCCATAGCCATGTCGTCACCGGCGTATACTTGAGTGACGTCTTCATTAATATGGTATCTGGTGGCATTGTAGGCAATAGAGCATTCAGTATTGGCGTCGAAAGTTGGCCCTTCACCAGATAGGCGCATGATGGAAAGTGTCCCGAGGAAGATTTCAGCAGTGAGCTTAATTTGGATGTATCCTTCTATAACATCCTCGGGGATATTGAAGTACCTAGCTTTGATGACTTCAAATTGGAGCATGGCAGCATCTTGCGATTGGTCAAAAGCAGTAAAATCATTAGTGTGAGCAACTTGCTTGTGTGACCAGTGTTCAAGTACAAATTTATTGAAGTCCTCCGGAGTCTTTTCACAATTGATAAATATATGTGCGGGTTGATATCTTTGCCGCATCTTACGGAGGTAGCGTGCCATGGTGCCATACAGCATAACAGTCTCTTGCATAAATGATGCAATAGTCTGTCCAGGTTTAACCGGTATGGCTCCAATTTTCTCAATTTTCTTTACCCATTGCGATTTCAGGAATAAGGCTATTTTATTGGCTGGAAAGTCAGGTGATTGCCTTAAGGTACCATTGATAAGATTTGCAATGGGTTTGGCTAGGTATGTGTTCTGCACTTCGGCCTTGCAGATGTTCCAGAGACGAGGTTCAAAAGGAACAGGCTCATGGGGTAGATTCATTATAGCTTTGTAATTGACAAAAAGGACGTCCCCGGTGTCTTTCTTCATGGCAAACTCTCTTTTATTTTCATCAGGATGTGTTATAGAGAGTCTAGCGTCTATGGTAGCCTTGAAAAGGGTTTCGTCCTTTGCCTGTTGATGCTGGAACATAGGGGCTACGCCTTCCCCCTGAATAGCATTGGAAAAGCCATGCGCCTTGTTGAAGATTTCGCGAGAGTGCTTTTCCGGCAGGTCAAGTGCAGAAATACGTAAGCCAGATGTATTTTCGACAGGGATGTGCGTTTTGGGGGGCGCTGGCTCACGGACTTCACGCTCTGGGGCGGTAGATGTTAGCCGTTCAGTTTGTTCCTCACGGTAATTATCGAGGAAAGCTTTTAGGTACGGCGTCGATTCCAATTTGGTCCAGAAAGCCTGCGAGTTGGGACCAGTGTTAATGAAGTGGATTTGGTCCACAGCTCGTGATAGACAAGTGTATAATGTTTGTTCAGAGCAGAATGCAGTGTGGTTGTCTATCAAAATTTGGATTTTAGGGGCAGTGAGACCCTGGCAACCGGCATAAGTCATGCAACGGTTGCCGACATCAGCAAAAGCCTCTTGCTTCATTCTAGAGGGTACCAGAATGGGTACTTTACCTTTAGAAAGTGGGGCGGTGCTGAAGGAGACGGCGAGTTTGCCTTGGCGTTCGGAATAGACGCCAAGGAGGCAAGCGAGTTCAGCTACATTACGGTGGGTGGCGTTGATGTTGAACTCACAGTACTCACTAAAACTGGCAGAGGCATCAGGTATTAAAGAGATATAGGCATCCCTGTTAGTTTCATGGTAGGCACTCTGCATAGGATCCCCAGTTAATATGATCAGGTCGAGGTTGTGGTGATGGTACACCATGGTCTCGATGTACCCAGGGGGTAGCTTGGTGTAGTCATCAAAAATAACTACGTCGTTGACTGGCTGAATTAAAGCTTTCTCGAAAGTTTTGATATTCGTTTGTTCGTAGCTTCCGATCTTATTGAGCCAGTCATTACGTCGTCCTAGAGTTGGGCATACCACAGTAGCTGCACAAGGATCAGAGCAGCTTCTCAACCATTTTTGGATGGCATAAGATTTGCCACAGCCACCGGCGCCATGGATCACGACGCCAGGAATTTCTCTATCACCATGTTGAGTGACATAGGCGAGAGAGGCTTTCCAGGGCATGTTCATGGCGGGTAGGAGCTTCCCAGTTCTACTATTCTTAATGTCGGAAGTGTAGGCGGAAGCTCGAGAACTGAGCATAGTCATTTTTGTGGCGAAACGCTTAATAGATTTGAGCGCAAGCACACAGCCATCCGGGACTTTATCGGGAAAGGGGCAGTGGGGAACTGTTTTGATTTCAGTTATGGGGCAGATTAGTTCACCCGTGGGTTTGTACAGCTTACTCTTTCCTTTAAAGCCATGTTGTTCCAGTAGGGGAATCCAAAGATCCCATGGTAACTTTTCCATGGGGGGAGGGGGGGTGGCCTCAGCCTCAGGTGTGAAGCTTCCAAATGAAATATTTGTGGAGGCTGAGGAGTTGATACCGGCAGCAAAAGTGACGGCAGGTGCCGTGGAAGTTGAAGGGTTGTCGGTGTCAACGATAATGGACTTGCCCTTGTCTAGAGGATCAAAGTTTGGGGGCAAGTCATGAGTGGGGGGAAGGTTGAAGTCGACGGAGTCAGTGTCATCCTCAGAGTCCTCGGCTTCAGAACTTGAGGGATCTTGCTTGTCGTTTTCCTCAAACAACGTCACTCCGTCAGGGAGCTGTCTGAGGACATCCTTTACACGATCATATTCATCGCATGGTAGGTCTCTGCACATGCGAACGGTTTTAGCGACCTGATAATTGGCCGCACGTGTATGGATGGTCTCTACTGGCATAGAGTACGAAAATGTTTGCCAGTCGAGAGCTTTGAGCAGTTGATTAAATTGGTCCGCTCCGGTGAATAGTTGGACCAATTCCCGTATCTTGTTCTTGATTGGAATGGTGAAATGTTGGAATATATTAGACGACAAGATGTCGTCATACGAAGATACGGAGGAAAGGTGACTGATGAATAGTAAGTAATTGACCAAGTGGGTCACCTCCACAGGGTCAAAAAGGTCTAACTCAGAAGTCGGGATCAATTGCCTCACCTTAGCATAAAGATCCCGTTCGCTCACCTCTTTAACAGATTTGGCGTAGAGCCACAACTGCATAGCTCTACGTTTGGACAATGGTTTGTTCGCATTCATACCCTTAGGATGGAATATTTGTGGTAGTAGAACATGGGTATCTTTAGCGAATGTCCGCAGTTTGGGTGTGCGAAGATCCCCTCGGGTGATAAGTAGAAGATGGTTAGCCCCTAGACTTTCTATTAGCTGTACGGTAAGAGTAAGGGGTTTCTTTACTTTCAAAGGATCGTTGATAATTAGTTTCCCGAGAGTCAGCCACTGCAGAGTGGAGTACTCGTGGAAGTAGGCACCTCCGGCGTGATTGCCGGGTATATATTCAAAGCCATCTTTGTGGTAGTTCAAAGTATAGATGGCAGGATAAAGAGATGGGTGCCTATGGAGGGCTTCCACGGGGAGGACCAGGGTTGCCAGCAGAATTTTCAGCTTGGGAGAATTCTGGAATATTTTCCCAAGCTGAGCGTAGCTCAAGAAATGGAGAGCATCGCTGATGTAGGCTGTGCTTGTGGAGCATTCTGGCATTACTTCACAAGACTCGTCATCGTAACGCAATAAGTCTTTGGGCTCAATATGTTGGTTTCGAAATATGTCTTTGTTGTTGGCGGCGCGTCGTAGGTAGCGAAGCTTGCTCCGCTTAAGGAATATGAAGGTGGAGGGTTCTTTAGGAAGGTGGGTGCCAACAATTTCCAACATGCGATTTTCAACAGTTTTAGCTGCAGCATGTGTATGCGTTTGGATGGCGAAGGGATTGACTGTCACGCCGAGATTTTCGAGACAGTCGGCCTCTTCCTCGGTCAACGCGTAAGGGCAGTTTACGAGTGCCGAGGCAAGGACAGGGCGGATATGTCGGTGGGCTTCCTCGTTAATTGAGGTAAGGACCGACGGATCACGGAGCCTGTCAAGGGTGTCACGTACTCGAGCCATGGAGCGCGATATTGCCTATGCTGGGGCTGCTATTTCGCTCGGATAGCGGATTAGACGTGAGGTTTGGTTTTC